AGATACAAACTATACTAATAGCAATACTCAAAATATTTAAACACAAAGACGTCTTCTCATTTCCATGAGAACAGTCCCCACAAAATTCTTTCCTCCAAAGGAAAGAAACGTCTCTGGCTTCAACTCAGGGCTAATCCCCGAACCAAGCCGACTATCCTTGACCCAGTAGACAAGGACAGCTTCACAAGATGCTTTAAGAGCATCTCGTGCATGTGAATTACCCTCAAGAAAACTTTCCAGAATCCCCTGCACATGGTAGAGTAAAGTTTTCTCTTCCCAAACAAAACCACTCTTGCGCATCTTATCAATTGCTTGACGCGCCTTCAATTTATCCATGCAACAAAAACGAGATGGATTTGGATCTTGTGCAGAGAGGGCCATCGCAAAACCAAAAGCAGCATCCCAACTTCCAAAATCAAAACCCTTATACACAACATGTTTTATGAGTTCGGGAGAATATTCATTTGTCCGACCTGGCCCAAAATAGATGAAAGGCTTTGAAACGAAAGCACGCAATCCAGAGGTAAATGGTCGTGAAACCTCAAGAAAAATGCTTTCTGTATCAATGTAATCCAAAAACTCACGTCCAGTTTTTGTCATCCTCATCTTACCCAAGTACCATTGAAAGTAATCACGACCCCAAAGAGCAGCAGAACGAACACATGTTCGGATCGTCGAAGTATAATCCGTCTTATCTGCACCTTTGTAGTACCACATTGGAATTTCCTCAATCAAGCTCTTGGGCAATGGTCCAACAATCATCGACTCAGGTCCATCAAAAGGGTTCTTAACAAAATAACGACTCAAGAACACAAGATCTTCAAACTTTGAGAATTTAGAAATTTCGCCCTTGTCAGGTGCCGTTGCCTTTACACCACACGATTCCAGAATTGGTGGAATTGTGTCTCCGTTAAACCACTGAGCATTATCAGAAACAGTTCCAATGAAATCATCACCATAAGCATGTATCACACAATTTTCCTTGAAATGTGATCGCGTCAACGGAACGCCTTCTGCAATTGCAAGTTTAACCCAAGAGTAAGAAAGAAGAATCCAATTTGCAATGGTATTATAAATTGTTGTCATCGTACATCCAGACGGATTACCTTGATGGTAATGAAACAAATCGCCATCAATCACGACAAAGTGGTTGAAACTCTCAATACCCGAACAGATTACGTGTTTCTTGTCTTCTTCCTTGAAGACTGAAGCAACGCATTCTGACACAGTTTGCAAGAGTTGCATCGACTCTGATGCATCAAAACCTGAGTAATCCAAAGCAAAATGTTTCTTCCCCATCATACGATGTTTCATTCCCATGTCATGCCATTCCGTTGACTCTGGATTAATTCCATACGCATGTGGAAGCTTAAGTCTCGCTTCCTTAAACTGCACAACAAAATCAAGAAACAACATTCTATCTGCTATAACCTTTTCAGCAGAACCTGCAGTGAAAATACGTGTTTTTCCATCAAGAACCCTTTCTAGCTCACGCCTCTCATCCTTGAGAGTACCTCGAAAAAGACCTGGTCTAACTTCACCATTTTCCCTACAATTCACAACATCAGCCACAGCATCTGAAAGCTCTCTCTTAGGACGCCATTCACCATCAACAAAGTCAAAAAGATCAGTCTTTCCTTTTGATCCCGCTGTTTTCATCCATGACCAGGGTAAACCGGGAGAAGTATCAATAGCCATCTTAGAACCTTGACCATAGTGAGATTCACCATTTATTGATGCCTGAAGCGAAATTCGTGAACACTCCTGGATATGCGCAGCCAAGTCTTGCTTAACCCAATCTGCCGCCTTCTCCAAGATAGCTGTATCAAAGAAACCAGGATGGTGCATCTTCTTGTCAACAGCCTTCTGCATGGAAGCATAATTCAACTGTGCCGGTGCAGATGCAGGTCCATGTCCAAAGATCATTTTGTTTTCTTCCTGTAAAGGCGAAGGTCTAATTTCACTTGGTGGTATGCACGAAACTCCGGGTTTATCAGCATGCAAATATCTACCTAAAGCTGGAAGAGGATTTGTTATGTTCCTTCCAGTTTCGCCCTCAGGATCAACGGGTGGATAATTTGCAAAGCCTCTGCACTCTACCCCTCCAGAAAGAGATTCAATCAAACTGCGTGTTATTGGTTGGAAATAATTTTTCCTTGTGTTCACATCTCCAGCAACGTATATCCCAGCAATACGCAAAGCTCCATCTTCTCGTAATACGAGAAGAGATCCACAATCGCCGTGAGCAAGGTCTGGTATGTCCGTTGTATACAACTGAGCAGTGTACTCTGCATAAATTCCATCTGCGTACTTAACATTTCCAGTTAGTTGAAGTTTCCCAACAGGGACAGCAAAAGTACAACGAGGTCCAGCATTCAAAGTCTCACT